CGCAGTCCAGCAGCGCGAAGGCTCCGCTCTTGCCGGGGTCGATGCCAAGGATCAGGGTCATCAGAGAGCCTCGCCCCTCAAGCCGACCAGCATCTTGGCCTGCATGTCTTTCTCCTTGTCCGCAATCTCGCCGCCGCAGGCCAGATAGCCGCAGCCGTCGATCCAGTTGTCCGCGTGCGCCGGGTTCGACTTGGCGCGGGCCAACTTCAGCAGGGTCATCATCACGGCCACATCGTGCGGTTTGATGTTGCGCCCGAGGTGTGCCGACCAGTAAGCCGCGATCAGGCCGAAGTTAGCCTCCGCGTCGCCGTGCGTGTCTGCGCGATCCTTGGTGATATATTCCTTGGCGGTGTCGAGGATGTCGGCCCGGTTCACTTGGACACCCATTCTTCTTCGAACCGCAAATCCTCAATGCCGGTTATGTCTGCCAAGCGGTGGCGGTAGACGGCGGACGGAACAACGCGGCCTGTCATCCAGCGGGACAGGCTGGATGATGCCACTGGCACTTTTCTTGCGAGCCAGCCAAGTTTGCGCCCGTCCTGCGCGCACCATAGCCGGATTTGTGTTTGAGCCATCATTTGGCGTTCTCCCTTGTTTCGGTTCTATACGCTTACGGCGCAAAAAAATATGCGTCAAGCGTAATTTTTTGCTTGCACGCGGTTCGGTAGGCTGTATGGTGGTCCTACGAACTAGCAAACAAGGAGACGACCAGATGAAATTCCCCAACTTCTACGCTGAGTGCGCCTACCTTGACGGAGTGCGCGACCATCAGGACAACACCTCAATCCGCTTTGCGTCATATGTAAAGTTTGGTCAGGTGATCGCTGCGGGTGCCGATTGGTATGCCCGTGGCAAGAGTGATGCAGCCCGTGCCGCTGCTTAATACAAACATCTCAAACAAGGAAACTAGCATGACCAACATCACCATCACCATCACGCTGGAACAGGCCCAGACGGCCCTAGATTGCATCGACCGTGACATGGACTACAGCACCCATGAGCAGCCAGATTATCACGACATTGGCGAGATGATGCACAACCTGCGCCGCCTTGAACTGCGCCAGCGCCTGACCACTGCAATCAATGCAAACAAGGAGATTAAATAATGCGTATCCGCGACATTGCCGCCGACCTGATCGGCATCGTCTGCATCTTCGGCCTGCTCTGGGCTGGCTTCGTCTTCGCTCACGGTATGGGGTGGTGAGATGATGACCGCAGACCAAGCCCGCGAAGTTATCGCCCAGATGGAAGCAGAAGTGAAATCTCCAGCCAGACGCAAAAGTCAGGCTGCGTTCTTTTCCACCAACATCTTCGGTAAGCTGTCACCCGAAGCCGTTGCCGTTTACCGCGAATATGCGGAGCGTAAGTGATGCCAGCCTATTACAACGAATTCGACCCCAAGGCCGCCGCATGGCTGCGGGAACTTATCAAGCAGGGCCACATAGCAGATGGAGTGGTAGATGAACGATCAATTATCGATGTTACCCCTGATGAACTCAGAAGCTTCACCCAATGCCATTTCTTCGCAGGCATTGGCGTCTGGTCCTACGCCCTGCGATCCGCAGGCTGGGCCGACGACCGTCCTGTTTGGACAGGAAGCTGCCCGTGCCAGCCTTTCAGCGCGGCAGGTACAAGAGGCGGGTTTGATGACCAGCGGCACCTCTGGCCGCACTGGCACCATCTCATCAGCCAGTGCCGCCCTCCAGTCGTCTTTGGCGAGCAGGTTGCAAGCAAGGACGGCCTTAATTGGCTCGACCTTGTACACGCTGACATGGAAGCAACGGGCTACGCCATCGGGGCGGCAGATTTGTGCGCTGCGGGCGTCGGCGCGCCGCATATCAGACAGCGCCTCTGGTTTGTTGGGCTGGCCGACGCCGAAGGCGACAGATGGACCCAAGGGAAACAGGTCAGCGGAAGGGGCTTGGAGGGAGTATCTGCGTGGCGGGCAAATGGACGTTCCTTTGGCAGCGCAGATGACGGGCTGGCCGACGCCAGTGGTGAACGACACGACGGGCAGCAAGTACGCCTACAGTCAGGGGAACCACGACAAGAAGGTGCTGAAGCTGCCAGGAGCGGCGGAAATCACGGGCTGGCCGACGCCAATGGCAACGGACGCCACGAAAGCCTGCAATCGGTTTCGGGAGGATCATCAGAACGGGCTGGGAGCGGTAGCATCAATCACGGGCTGGGCAACGCCGACGACCAGGGATCACAAGAACACGGGGGATCTGGAGACATACATCTACGGCAGCCAGACGGGCAGGATCAGGGAGGACAGCACGTCAACGCAGGCGTGGATGGCGGGTCATCACGACAGCCCAGCCCGACTAACGGTCACTGGCGAGATGCTGATTGGCTCTTCTGCCGGGATGGAAAGTGGCGGCCAGTTGAACCCAGCACATCCCCGCTGGCTCATGGGTCTCCCGCCAGAGTGGGACGACTGCGCGGTTACGGCAATGCCATCGCTGCCCCGGTCGCGCAAACCTTTATCGAAAGCGTAATGGAGATACTAGCATGACCATCGAAAGCCTACGCAGCTACATCGAACTGAAGAAACAGCAGATCGCCGATCTTGAGCGGCTGCACGGAACTGGTGTCAGATCTGCCGCTATTGGAGAGGACATCGGTATCCTGTCCTTTTACCTGCGCGATGCTGAGCAACAATTAGCAGAACTGGAGAAAAACAATGCAACCGACTGAGATCATCATCACTAACAAGCTCGCCACTGGCACCACTTTCGCGGTCCTCGCCAGCGACATGACGCAGAACGTGTTCATCCCGTCCAAGCTGGCGCTGGATGCCAGCCTGCGCCCCGGACAGAAGGTCATGGCGCAGATCGTCCCCAACATGAGCCAGCCGGAAAAGACGCCTTGGCTGGCGATCTCGCTGGAAGACGCAAAGCCGCTGTCCACTCGGACGCTGTCTGCTCGAATCAAGGAAGAGTTGGCTGGCGGGGCAGCGACGACTTACGAACTGGCATCCATCCTTGGTGCCAGCTTCGATGATGTGTTGGCCGAGTTGATCGAAATGCGCCTGCCCAGCACAAACCTGTGGGCCTTGGACATGCGCGAACTGACGGAGGTGCAGGCATGAGCCTTAGCCCCAACATGACCGAAGCCCATCTGGACGCCGTGATGAGCGCACTGCCGCCTGAGATGGACAATTCCGAGCTGTGCGCGCTGACGCTGACTATCCACAGCGCGTACCTCGAGACCCAAGTCGAAATCATCTCCGCGCTCATCTCGATGGTCTATACCTACGGGGCGTCTCAGGGGATCAGCAACGAGGCGATCTCGCACGGCCTTCGGCTCTCCGCAGACCTGCACGATGAACCACACAGCAAGCAAACAGCACACTAGGGAGATAGATATGTTCTGGAGAAAGAAGACAGAAACTATGCCGCACCGTGACATCCACGCAGAGGCGGCACTGGGCATCAGTAACGCAGCATCCGTGCTGCCAGCAGGGCGGTTTATGGCCCTCGTTTACTGGGCCATCGTGGAAAACCGCCAGATTAGCGTCGAGGACATCGACGCGCTGGCCAATCGGCTGTCGCGGGCGGCTTGGGAGAGGGGGCGGAGATGAGCAAACAGGTCAAGATCAAAAGCCTGATCTGGCGTGACGTGACCATCCCAGAAGGAGCAACTGGCGGCCTATGGCTTGTCGCATATAGCATCGTCGGCACATACGAACTGCACCGCTTTGACGACAAGGTTGGCGTGTATCTTGGGATGCCCGGCGGCATTGCGTTGGACCAATACGTTGACGTTCTGTCAGCAACCGATGCCGCTCAGGCGAACTTTGAGAAGAAGGTCAGGAGTGTTTTGAAATGACTGACGAAGAACTGGTGAAGCGGCTGCGAAGCTGGGCGAAAGACATTCAGGGGGGTTCAACTGCGGTTTACGCAATGGACCTAGACCTTAAAAATGCAGCGTCCAGCATCGAAACCCTGACCGAGCAACTCGAAGCCGCCCGCGCTGACGCCAAGGAGGCCGAGGATTGTGCGGAGGAGTTGGCGAGAGACCTTGTTAAGTCCGACAACGATATAGACGACCTTAAGGCCAAGCTGGCGAAGGCGATGGAGTTGCTCAAGGAGGCGCGGCAAGACCTTGAGGCATATGTCACCCACGACTGGCCGAAGGACGTTCATCCCCACTACGACAAAAAGTGGGAGCGAGACATGGAACTGTGCCGCCGCATTGATGCCACGCTGGCCGAGATTGAGGGAGAAAAGGGATGAGTGAACCAGACTGTGAGAAGCAAGAGCCTTGCGGATACCCCCAGTTGGACTGCGTTCTTGGGGTTTATATAACGAAATGTGAAGACCGCATCGAAGCCCTGACCGCCAAGGTCAAACTTATGGACGATCTCGACGTTATCAACGGGGAGAAGATCGAAGCCCTGACCGCCAAGCTGGCGCAGGCAACGTGGCTACTCACCGAAGCCGCTGTGCAGTTGGAGGAAGGCAAGATCAAGACGCGCAGAAACAGGGCCGCGATAATCTGGAACTTGCTTGATGAGATGAAGGCCAACTATGACCCGTGACCCATCCAACAGCCCCGGCGCAAGAGCGTTGAGGTTGGCAGGCTACGTCAAGCTGCCCGCGTGGTGGGTGCGCCAAGATCAGTTGGAACTGATCGAATACATGGCCAAGCAGAACTTGGCAGAGATCAACAGAATAAAGGACCAAGCCGAATGGCACCGCCGAGACGACTGATTACCCGCGACATGATCCAAGCCGCCAAAGATCAAGGCTGGCACCTGACCTTAACAGCGGAACACTACGGAATGCACCGCTCTAGCATCGCAGCCGCCTGTGAGCGTTTTGGCATCGTTCTGCCGATGCACCCGTTCTCGCCGCAGCGGGTCAGCCCAAAGAGCAAAGTGTGGATCGACATCGCTGACGGGGAGACAAAGCCCAAGGTCAAACTGTCCGCCAGCCCTGCGGCGGTCGAGCGCACCTTGCGGCGGCTTCAGAACGAAAAGCGGTTGCAGGCCATAAACTGACCCGCTAGAAACATCGTGAGGGGCGCAACACATCCAAGAAACCGTCACGGGTGGCTTTGTGTTGGTCGAAGATCAGACTGCGCTACGGCTTATTTTCACCAGCGCGCCCCTCACGCTTCATCATCTCGCCAAGCATCTCCAAGATCAGGTCGCCGAATCTTCCGAATGGAATGATGGCCCGATGCTGGCCGAACCAGACAATCAGGCCATCGCGTGTCACCCGCCAAGAGGCTATGGGGTAACCGTCTTTCACCCCAGCAGCTTTGCCAGCGTTTTCGGACCAGCCACTCCATCGGCTGTCAGACCGTTGGCCGACTGCCACTTCTTCAGCGCAGCCTCGGTGCCGGGGCCGAACTGGCCGTCAGCAGTGATCCTGAGTGCGACCTGCATGCGCTTTACGTCGTGGCCCGTCGATCCAAGCCGCAGGACGCCCGTAGAGGCCGCAGGAGCGGCAGCAGGCGCAGAGGTGTCGATCTTGCCACCCAGTGCCGCCATAGCCTTCGCATAGCGTGCCTGACGGTCTGCGAGGCCAATGTCACCGCCGTTGATGATCTTTGTCAGCCGGACCACGTCGCCCGTGTCTGCGACCTCGTTCAAGTTACGGCTGCCCCAGAACCACAATGCGCTTTCAAGTGCGCCCTTTTTGGTCATCAGATACTCAGCAGCCTGCTCGGCGGTCATGCCCACGGTCTTGCCGAAGGCTGCGTGGTTTGCTCTGCCCGTGACCTGTTTGAGACCTTTTCCTCTCATGGCCCACCCGTCATTTGGCTCCGTATTGCCAAGAGCGCCAGACGCGCTGCGGTTCTTGTCCATGTAAACGTAATTGGCGATCTTCTCAGGCTTGCCTGCGTACTCGGCGGCGTTCTCCTTGCCGGGGCCGAAATAACGCGGGAATACCTTCAGGAGAGTGGCCTCTTTGTAGTTCAGGTTCTCCTCCAAGACGCGGAAGTCCATGCTCTCATGCGCGCACTGGCTAATGAAGCCAGCGATGCGCTTGTCGGTCGTGATGCCGTATTTCGGCAGCATCTCGTTCAAGGCGGCGCACCACTCCTCAACCTCTTTGTTGGTCGGGATCATCACGCGCAGTTGGTCTACGGTCAGCAGGCTCATCGTCTATCTCCTTATTCGCACCACGACTGCTTGGCATCGCCCTTGTAGGGCCGAGCCAAGCCAGCGGCTATCAGCATTTCGGCAAGGCTCTGGTGGTCGAGGTAGACCTCTCCCAGCACCCGGCCACCGTATTTGTCCCACTTGAGGATTACGACATCTTTTTCGAGGGCGTTGGCCACCGCCTGTTTCGTGAACTTGCTGGCCGCCTGCGCCTTTGCAGCCTCCGCATCGCACTGGGCGCGTGGGGCTTTCTCTGGGGTATCGATGCCGATGACCCTGATCGACAGCTTGGGCGGCAGAGGCTCCGGCAGGAAGTCCACCGCGATCTCTACCGTGTCGCCATCGATCACGCGGGTGATCTCATAGGCATGAGCAGGCGCAGCCGTCAGCAGGAGCAGGGCCAGCCACTTCATTTCTTCGGTCTCTTGATCGGCACCTTCTTGGTGATCTGACCAAGCACAGCTTCCTGCGCCATGTCCTTACCCATACCGCCGAGCAGGTCACCGACGTTGCCCGTGGCTGCGACCTTGATCGCGTTCTCGACCGGGTCAGGCAGGTTCACCTTGTCCAGCACTGCGTCCACGGCCTTTTCTTTCAGCTTGCGGCCAACAAGCATTCCAACCATGCGTCCGATCATTCCACAATCCCCCAATCTTCGCCAAGCATGTCTGTCTGCGAGGCCAACCACGGAACCCGCGCGCCGGGAGTGTTGGCGGCATCAGCAGGATAGTTCAAGTAAACGTAGGGCAGTGTCATTTTGCTGTGCGCGTCGGGTCTCTGCAACTCAAGCCACAGCCCCTTGCCGTTCCAGCCGGAGCGAGCAACACGCTTTCCGTCCTTCAGCGCGGCAAGCGCGTCTCCAAAGTTCATCATTCGGTGTACTCCTGTGTCGGCGGCTCATCGTTGCCACCCTTTTGCTTTCCATTGCCAGCAGCCATTACACCGCCCAGCGCACCCACAATGAACGAGGCAATCGGGGCCAGCAGTTCAAAGAAGCGGCGGTCGTTTTCAGAACTCTCACCCATAGGCTGCGTCACGAAGACCAAGCTGTAGAGGATGGCAAAGATGATGCCGCCCAAAATAACCACCAAGGCAAGGCCGATAGTGTAGCGCAGCTTGGCTTCCATCACGTCAGGATCATTCCGAGACATTCACGCCTCCTGTTAGGTCGGACGGGCAGGTCCGAGTTGCGGTGCAGATCGGCGGCTGGCATTCAGCCGAAGACCAGTTGCGATAATCCTGACAGGGATAGCGGTATCTGCCATCGCCGGAGAGGACAAAGATTGCGACAATTGCACAGACAAAGGCCGCCCAGACAAAATGTTCTGTCCTCATTGCATCGGGTTCCTTATCAGGTCGTCCATTGCTTTCCACAGGTCTTCGATCTCAGCGTCGTACTTCTCCAGCTTGCCTGCGAGGCCGCTGCTAACGCTGTCTGACTTCTCGACCATAGACCGCAGGTCCATCAACTCTTTCTGTTGCTCAAGGATGCTCGCCATTTGGGTCGAGATTGCAGACAGCTTCGGTGCAAGGCCGCGCACGTCGTTGTCTTGTATGGCCTGCTCCAGAGTTTGCACCCGGCTGACCACATCCAGAACTTCGGCAACGCTTTCCTCCACGCCCCAGAACCGATTGACCGTGTCGTAGCCCACATAGATCGTGCCGCTGATTGCCGACAAGACAGGCACAGCGGCGGCGAACCACCAGCCCTTTACGTCAAAACCCGCGATCCGCAGGCCAGTGGTTTCAGCTTCCTCACTCACGAACCGTACCCGGCAGCGTACACGTCGGCCAGCGTCACAGTGTCAGCACCAAGCAAACCTTGCAGGCCGATGCTGTAGACTTGGCCCATGCTCACGTTGATGATGTCAGCCGTGGCAGAGTAGGCCACCGTAGCGCCGTACAGGCTGGCCCCGGTGTTGGCCGCGTAGTTGTCAACCGAGCTGGTCATGCTGGCATTGCGCGAGGCCGCCAAGAAGGCACCAGCATCGCGGGCGTAGGTCTGCACTGCGCCGAGAGCCGAGTTGTAGTTGCTCACGTCGGCTGCGCTGATGGTCATGTCGTTGTTGCTCAGGATTGTCTGGAAGACCATCTGCTCCTGCACCGTGTCGGCATTGGCTGCCATGTTGGCGACCGCCTGCACTTCCATCAAAACCGCAGTCGCGGCAACGAGGTTATCGACAGCCGAATCGAGATTGACCATTGTTGCGGCGTATTGATCCTGAAACAACATCTCGGCGTTGTAGTACGTCGCGTCGATCACCCCCTGCACATCAGCGTTGTAATCAAGCCGCATCTGCTCGGTGACGGTGGCGTCCTGCATGATGCCGGGTTCAAGGATGTCGCCGTTGCTGGCGCTGTAGGTGGCACCAGCCGTCAGGCTCTGGGCCGCTGACAGTTGGTTAAGGATTGTCTGGGCCGACCCCTGTAGGTCCGTCATCGTCGGATCGGCGTGAGCGGCGGAAACGCTCAGACAAAGTAGGGCCACTGTTCTCTTGAGGTACGACATCGGGCAGTTCCTCTCCGATCATCAGGAATGTGTCCCAGAAGGACTGATCTTGCGCGTACCCTACCACATAAATGTAGGGATTGTCACGCATGGCCAGATAGCCCTCGCGGCCCACCAGAAGCTTGCCTGTTTCGATGCTGTAGATCGGGCATGGCGTGCTTGCCAGCGCCATTGCTTTGTAGATTTGCGGGTTATCGCACATGACCGAAATACCGCTGACTTGCAGGCCCAGCCCGCCAGCTTCTTGCGGGGTGCCGAGCAGGCGAGCATCCTTGCGGCGGTTGCACTCCGGGTCTTGCTCCATGCTGCCCTCGGCCCTGCCAAAGATGCTGATCTGGAAAGCCTGCTGCTTCGGGATCAAGCAGCTATCGTTGCCACCGCCACCCATGACTGTCGGCGCTGCGGCTGTCGGCACGGGCGTCGAGAACGGAGACGAACCAGCGCCGTTGTAGTTCCGCGTCTCGCTGGTCGAGATGTTGCCGCTGTCGATGGTTGAGTTGGTGTTGCCGCTGTTGGTGTTTAGATCGCCCGTGACTTGGGCGTTAGCCGTGGCTGTCAGTAGACAGAGCAGAGCGCACCCATAACGTCCCGCGTATCGCCGGAGCAAAGCAGTTCGTTGGCAGCGTCTCCGTGCGCCATATAGTAAAGCGTTTCCGCGTTCTGTCTGATCTCGCACTGGCGGTCTCCCTTGGGGCAGGCCGTTGTGTAAGCCACCGAAGACACAGTAACAGGACCGCAGCCAGCGACCAAGAGGACAAGGATCAGTCTCATTTTACCACCTTCCCATGTAGCTGCCCCAGAAGTATAGGCCCACGCCTGACAGTGCTATAGCCACCAAGATTATACCTGACCATAGCAGGAAATCCACGATCCCCTCAATGATCTCGCGGCGACGATAGACCTGTTCGCGCTGTTGCTCTCGCACCCGGCGCTCAATCGCCTGAAACTCAAGCCAAGCATCGTTGCCGTAGCTGTAGCTGATAAGTTGGCGCAATTCTTTGCGCTGCTGTTCGCACTGCTTTTGCGCGGCGAAGATGTCGATGGCACTCTTTTTGTTGCCGCCGCCAAACAGCGTTTGGAACACACCCGGCGGCTCGTTGGCTTTCTCAGCCGCGTAGGCAATGTCGGAGACAGCCTTGCCCCATTCCGAAAGCTGCGATGCCATGTCTTGGATTTCACGACCGGCAGCAATGCCCTGCTTCAGAAGGCTGAAAGCCTTGCTTCCAATGCTAACAGCCATGCCAATGGAAACTGGGTCGAACATCACAAACTCCAGAACGGCGGGCAGGGATAAAGCGGATGAACCGCTAAGGCCACGTCGGCACTATATCTGCAAATCTTGACGAACACACTAACGCCGTCGATCCACAGGTGGTTGTAGCCAACCCAGACCAATGGCAGTGTCACTTCGCTAAACTTCGCATCAGTTCGTCGATCTTCTTGTCCAAGTTATCCAGCCGCGAGATGACCCGGTTCATGTCGGTGTGCATGTCGGCCCGCGTAACGTAGTCACGGGCTACTTCTTCCCGTGTCCTGTTCAACAAGATTTGAAGACGCTTCACTTCCTCGACATGGTTCTTCAGCACCCAGCCGATCAGGCCGAGCGCGCCGCTAAGAACGAGGCTCCAAAGCGTTTCCGGGGTCATGTTAGCAAGCCATCAACACGCACGGGACAGCGTAGGAGCCATCCGCGTAGGTGTGAGAGATATGGGTTGACGTGACCTTGGCGATGGTCTTGGAGCGCACGATGTCGTCGCCTTGGGGTTTGGCAGTGCCGTCGCCTGCGGACATCAGGAGATCACCGCGCTGGACCGTGACGCCCGCACCAATGCGGATCACCATGTCGCCCGTCATGGCAAGCAGGATGTCGTTGTAGTCGTCCTCGGTGCTGTCCCAAGCCACGAACACCCCGGCCACGTTGGCATCACCTTCGACAGTGCTGACCTGAACGCAGTTAAGCTGTTCGTTGTCCTCTTCACCCCACTGAGACATCTGGTCAAGGTTCGACATGACCGTGCCTTTGAGGAGTTCAGGACGCGAGTTGTCGGGGAATTGCGCCCAGCGAGAGAGGTGACCACCGTTGTAGCTGACGGTTGTGCCGGAGACGGAGATGGTGCCTTCTGACGCGCCGCCCTGACGGAGATCAACAAGAGTTCCGTCGTTGGTTTGACGCATGACGATCAGCGGTGTGTTGCTGGCCCGAAAGAAGTTTCCCGCACCTGATGAACCCATCTGAGCGCCAGTGTCGGTTGTGCTTGTGCTGCTGAGGTCCGTGCAACCTACGCTAAAAACTCCGCTGGAGTCGATGCGGGCGCGTTCTGTGAAGGTGATCGTATTACCTGCCGTGCCGGAGGCGGCGGTGAACCATTGATGCACACCGTTGGCTTGAAGGAAATACGAGGCGTGGTTTGTTTCCTTGTATTTCCAGTCGGTGCCGTCAAAGTGGGCGTTCGTGCCGATGTAGATGCTGTCGCTGTTTGCGCTTCCAGAGCCTTGTGCGGCAATAAACGAACCGCCTCCACCGATTTGAATTGCAGGAACCAAAGTCGCCCAAGCACTCGGCGTAACCCCCAAACCCACGTTGCCTGATGCGTCGATCCGCATACGCTCAGAGCCGTTGGTTTGGATCAACAAAGGATAGGTAGATAGGCTGGAGATATAACTGGCGTCATCCGCATGGTAGACATACATGCCCGGATTGCCGTCGTATCTCATAAAGTTAATGCCGCCAGCACGATCTGTTTGAGATGCGCTGTTGCCCTTCAACTCAAGCGTTGTAATGCCCGTTCCAAGGGATGTAGGTGAACTCGTCCCAATACCTACGTTGCCAGCCATAAACGATGGAGAACCAGTGGTTTGATCAATCACCATCAGATCAAGCCAAGCGCTGTTCGCTTCGTTCCGAATGTGCAGGATATTGGTGTCCGTCTCATACCAAAGCTGGTTGGCATAAGTCGTGGCTGGTTCTGCGGTTCCAGACGAAACCGATCCAAGCGCCTTGAGAGCATTGTTCAGATCGGCTCGGAAGGCGGCGAAACCTTGGTTGGCGATGTCGAAATCATGCTGGCTCATGTCAGTCCCTTACCATAGCCTTTCGCAACATAGTCAAATGTCGCTGGGTTGGTGCTTACCGATCCGCCCGTATAGGTCGTGATCGTAAAGCCTGTTCTGCTCTTTCCAGAAATAACATAGCGATCACCGTTTGCCAACGACACAGAAACCCCGATGGCGGGAGTTACCTTGAATGCCGCCGGAAATGTGACCGCATAAGACCCAGTATAGGTAATGTCGCTGGCGCTCTCGACGCGATCCGGCATATCAACGATGGCTTTAAGCCCGCGAACAGCAGGCGCAGCAATCGCACCGACGAAGTCATCGTCTCCGGCCTTACTTGTCAGGATGGCGCGGAACTTGATGGCACGGGCAGCAATGTCGCCAACGACAAAGTTTCTCCAAGCCGACCATGTAGGTGATGCGCTTGGGTCATCGTCGGTATACGCCATCTGCGTGCGGACTGAG